CAAAGAGGGAAAGTATAAAATATTCAAAAGCCAATGATGAAAAAGGGCCGCAGAAGAAGAAGAGCGGCGGCAGAGTGACAAGATCTATTGATGGTAGGGCCACTAAAGGTTTAACCAAAGGTTCAAGGAGAAGATAATGCCAAGTTACTACGACAGCACCAAGAAAAAGCCCGGAAAGGCCAAGTTGAAATATAAGAAGGGCGGCAAGGTTAAGAAGATGTCAAATGGCGGGAAAACATTAGCCCGTGGTAGCGGCGCAGCCCGTCCTCAATATTTCGGAAAAAACGGATAAATGCCAGTCGAACGCCCGTTAGGGCAAAACCCTTTCCTGCAGCCGCAGCCAGAGGCCGATCTGGAGATTGAAATTGTCAATCCCGAATCGGTGTCGATGGAAACGCCTGACGGCGGCATGGTCATTGATTTTGACCCTAATGCAATGGACGAGGTTGGTGATGAGCATGATGCCAATTTGGCCGAATATATTGATGAATCGGAACTGAATGAGATTTCTTCAGAACTGGTTTCTGCTTATCGGTCAGATCGTGACAGCCGTGGCGACTGGGAAGAAACTTATATTAACGGCTTGGATTTGCTTGGCCTCAAGCACGCCGACCGTACCGTTCCTTGGGATGGGGCTTGTGGTGTGTTTCACCCGCTGCTTACCGAGGCGGTAATTCGTTTTCAAGCACAGGCCATTCAGGAATTGTTCCCGGCAGCAGGGCCGGTCAAGACCGCCGTGGTAGGGGTTTTGACTGAAGAGAAGCAGCAACAGGCTAATCGGGTCAAGGATTATTTGAATTACCTGATTACCGAACGTATGGTCGAGTACCGTTCCGAGACAGAGAAGATGCTGTTCTCGCTGCCGCTGGCAGGCTCGGCATTCCGTAAGGTCTATTTTGATCCGAACATGGGGCGTCCGTGCTCGATGTTTGTACCTGCCGAGGATTTCGTGGTCAGCTACGGCGCGGCGGACCTGACCACCTGCGAACGTGCCACGCATGTGATGAAGCGTAGCAAGAATGAAGTTCGTAAATTGCAGGTATCCGGGTTTTTTATGGACGTGGACTTGCCTGCGCCTAGTCCTGATACCGGGGAGATCGAGCGCAAGTACAACGAACTGACCGGGGATTCGGCTAACTATGACATGGATTCCCGGCATACGATTCTGGAAATCCAAGTTGATCTGGATTTGCCGGGGTTTGAAGACACCGAGGACGGCGAGCCTACCGGCATTGGTTTGCCCTACGTCGTAAGTATTGATAAGTCCTCACGCATTGTTTTATCGATTCGGCGTAATTGGTACGAAGACGATCCGCTGAAAATGAAGCGTGAACATTTCGTTCACTACCAATATTTGCCCGGATTTGGCTTTTACGGCTTTGGCCTGATTCACCTGATCGGTGGATTGGCGAAATCAGCCACCTCGTTGCTGCGGCAACTGGTCGATGCGGGGACTCTGTCCAACTTACCGGGCGGCCTGAAGGCGCGTGGACTCAGAATCAAGGGGGATGATACCCCGATCATGCCCGGAGAGTTTCGTGACGTGGACGTTCCGGGTGGCAGTATCCGAGATAACATCAGTTTTCTGCCATACAAGGAGCCATCTGCTGTTTTATACCAGTTGATGGGCGATATTGTCGAAGAAGGCCGTCGATTTGCCTCGGCGGCGGACGTGAAAGTGGCCGACATGAACGCCGAAGCGCCGGTCGGCACCACGTTAGCCATTTTAGAGCGCACCATGAAGGTGATGAGTGCGGTGCAAGCCCGCTTACATGCCTCGATGCGTAAGGAATTGCGCATATTATCGGGGGTTGTGCGTGATTTCGGTCCAACGGAGTACCCGTATGAGTTGATCGGTGGTGAATTGACCCTCGAAGACTTCGATGATCGGGTCGATATCATCCCGGTGAGCGATCCGAACGCCGGAACACTGGCGCAACGCATCATGCAGTACCAAGCGGCACTGCAATTGGCAGCTCAAGCGCCTGATATGTATGATTTACCCTTGCTGCATCGGCAAATGTTGGAAGTTTTGGGTATTCGGGGCACCGAAGACATCATTCCTGACGAAGATGTGATCAATCCGAGAGACCCGGTCACAGAAAACATGCATGTTATTAACGGTGAGCCGATTAAAGCCTTTATTTATCAAGATCACGAGGCACATATCAAATCACACATGGCAATGGTGCAAGACCCGAAGATTTTGGAGTTAGTTGGGCAGAGTCCGACCGCTGAAGCCACTCAAGCGGCAATGGCAGCGCATATTTCAGAACATATTGCCTTCCAGTACCGCCGTGAGATCGAAAAAGAGCTAGGAGTGCCGTTACCACCGCCTGATGAGCCGTTACCAGACGATATCGAGTACCGGTTGTCGCAATTGGTGGCTCCTGCGGCCGAACAACTGTTGGGTAGGGGCCAAAAAGAGGCTGAAATGCAGAAACAGCAGGAACAAGCCGAAGACCCCATCCTGCAAATACAACGCCAAGAGCTTGAGCTTAAACAACAGCAGGCACAGGCCAAGGCACAGGCTGAAATGGCGAAAATTACCCTTGATCAGCAACAGGCGAAGGATAAAGTGCAGGCTGAGATGGCAAAAATTAATCTTGATATGCAAAAAGCGGCNAGCAAGGATAAATTGGAGCGTGATCGGCTTGACTTACAAGAGCGCACTGATCGCGCTAAGCTAGGCGCTAAGATTGCTTCCGAAAACTCTAAGGAAGAGCTGGAAACCCGTAAAATCTCTTCTAAAGAAGAGATTGAGGGAGTTAAAATTGGTGTTGATATTGCTAAAGGACTGATGAATGAGTAATGTAGTTGAACATTTTGATGCAGTTCCAGATAATAGTCTGGTATATTTGCGCCAGCAGTTGCGTCGGATGATGAATGAGACCAGTGACCATCTGAGTACCGGTTCTTGTAAAGATTACAGTGAATATGCCCGTTGTTGCGGGGTTATTGAAGGTTTAGCGATGTCGGAACGTGAGCTTCTTGATTTGCAGGAACGATTGGAGAAGGCATGATGAGTGGTGCGTTAGCGGCCGTGACAGATGAACTTGATGAGATCAGCGAAGAGGCTCGTACAGCGCATCAATTGCCTGAGCCGAGAGGTTACAAGATACTTATTGCTCTTCCTGAGCCTGACGAGAAAACCGATGGTGGCATTGTTAAAGCAATGCAGACCATGCATATCGAAGAGGTAGGATCGATTCTCGGTTTTGTTATGAAGCTGGGACCTGATGCTTACAGCGATTCAAGCCGATTTCCTTCCGGGGCGTATTGTGTCGAAGGTGATTGGATTTTAATGCGGTCATATTCGGGCACTCGGTTTGCGGTGCATGGCAAGGAATTTCGATTGATCAATGATGATAGTGTCGAGGCTGTAGTCGAAGACCCACGAGGTATCACAAAGATATGAATGAAGCAGAACAATTGCAGTCCCCTGAAGAGAGATTTTTCGGGGTGCGCACTCAAGTCAAGCAGCAATCTGAAGTCAAGGATGCTGAGCAATCCGATCTTAATATTGAGGTTGTAGATGACAGGCCGTTTGAGGATCAGCATTTTCCTCGTGCTTCGGAAGCCGTTAACGGCAATGACAAGGAATTAGAGGGTTATAGTGCAAGGGTTCGCAAACGTATTGATAAGTTACGTTATGCCCAGCATGAGGAACGTCGGCAGAAGGAACAAGCCGAACGGATGCGTGAAGAGGCGGTTAAGGTTGCTCAACAACTCGCCGGCAAGAACCGTGAATATGAAGAGTTGCTTCAGCGCGGTGAGGGTGCGTTGATCACACAGGTGAAGGAACGGGCTAAGCTCTCATTGGATAAAGCTACATCGAGTTACCGTAAAGCATATGAAGAAGGTGACACTGATAAAGTGGTTGATGCGCAGGGAGGTCTGGTTCGGGCACAATCTGAGCTTAATGAAATTGAACAATACGAACGGAATCTTCCGCCGCAGCAGAGTGCTAGTGATTATGCTGCTCAGCAAGCGGCATATCAGCAGCAGCTTGCGCAATGGGCGGCGTATAATAATTCAACGCAGCAGCAACAGCAGCAGCAACAGCAACAACAGCAACTTCCTAAGCCCGATCCTCAAGCTGTGGATTGGGCTGAACGTAATCCGTGGTTCGGCAATCCACAAGAAAAGGTGATGAGTGCGACTGCTTATGCTTTGCATGAAGAGGCATTGCAAGATCATCATATGGATGCGAGTTCGGAAAATTATTTTCAATATATCGATACGGGAATGCGTAAGCAGTTCCCCGGTTACTCTTGGTCGGATCAAGGCGGAGATGGACTCCCCGCGACCGCGACGGTCAAGAGAGCTTCGGCAACGTCGGTTGTTGCGCCGTCCGCAAGGAACAACGGTGCAAGATCGCGCAAAGTGCGGTTATCGTCCACCCAAGTCTCCCTCGCCAAGAGACTGGGGTTAACTAATGACCAGTATGCCAGACAACTCGTTAAGGAGAGGGCTAATGGATGAGCGCACCGATAGGTCTCACGACACTCGTGAAGATTCTGTTCGAGAGGATAACTCTTGGATTCCTTCTTCTGTGTTACCGACTCCAGACCCAAAGGATGGTTGGGTTTTTAGATGGGTCAGAACTAGCGTTCTGGGTCATGCTGACAACACCAACGTATCAAAGAAATTCAGGGAAGGCTGGATACCCGTGAAAGCGGATGACCATCCTGAACTGAAAATCATGCCGGATATCAATTCCCAATTTAATGGGAATCTTGAAATCGGCGGGTTGCTTTTGTGTAAAGCGCCTGAAGAGAAAATGCAGGCACGCACAAAACATTTTGAGGAAGTTGCACACAGACAAATGGAATCAGTGGACAGGAACTATATGCGAGAAAACGATCCGCGTATGCCGTTGTTGAGACCAGAAAAAAGTACGCGCACTACCTTTGGGAAAGGCTAACGCCTTTTAACATTAACAGTAGCAATTAGGAGAAATTCAAAATGGCTACAAGT